GGCGTACTACCGGGTCTACCAAGCAATGAATGTGCGGGATATTGACGGCATTCTGAAGACCCAGACCAACCAGATGCCCAAGGACCCGGCAAGCGAGAACATCGATGCGATTGACGGCAAGCAGCTTAAGGCGTTTGCGGGTCAGCAGCACGATTCGCACATTGCATCGCACCTGATCATGGGCATGTCGCCGCTGGTGCAGGGCAATCCGTTGGCCGCTGTTGAATTGCAGAAGCACGTTATGGAGCACGTCAGGCTCAAGGCCGAGGAAGACGCCGAGGCAGAGCTGTTCCGTCAGTACGGCAGTGATCCTGACCGCATGGTCTCCGACATGCAGCGTGAGGCGATGATCTCGCTCAACATTGCCCAGTACCTGATGGATGTGAAGGCGATGCAGGTGCAGTTGTCTGGCGAGGGCGCAGGTCCCGACCCGGTGATTGCGCTCAAGGAGCAAGAGCTTCAAATGCGAGCCGCAAAGGATCAGGCTGACATACAAGTGAAGCAGCAGGGGCTGCAGAACGAGCAGATGCGCATACAGGAGAACTCTCAGGCCAACGATGAGCGCATTGCATCGCAGGAGAAGATCGCTCAAGGGCGGTTTGAAGTTGCCAGAGAGCGTATTTACACACCAAAACAAGGCCCGGGGGGTGCGTGATGCCTTTAAGACAGGGAAAAAGCCAAAAAGTTATCAGTGACAACATAAAAACTGAAATTAAAGCGGGCAAGCCACAAAAGCAAGCCATTGCCATTGCTTTGAGCCAAGCGGGGAAAGCTCGCAAAATGAAGGAGGGGGGTATTGTAAAACCAAAGATAATTAAACCGAGGATCGTTAAGAAAAAAGATGGCAATAGAGACGTAAAAATCTATTGATTTACGCCTTTCAGACGGTGGCGAAGACCTTCTGCTTACATGGAAATGACCATGCTTACTTTTGCTGAACACGTTTTAAAAGATATTAGAAAGATTGAGCACGATACACAGCAACTTGTGTTGAGCGGCGGAATCGGCGATATGGAGCGTTATCGGTATCTCATGGGTCGTTTGGAAGGTATTCGTCTTACAGAAGAAATTGTGAAAGACAGACTCAACAAACATTCAGAAGACTAACCGAGGACAACACATGCAAAAGCTGACCGCTTTAGAACAGAAATGGCAGGACGACAAAGCCAATCAAAAACCCTCGCTCAATGACGCTTACACCGAAGAGGGTAAGGTCAGCAGTGAAGGGCTCCCGCAAAGTGTCTTAGATTTGATTCCGCAGCCGACAGGGTGGCGCATAGCGCTGCTGCCCTACCGTGGCGCCGGTACATCAAAGGGGGGCATTGTGCTGACCAAAGAAACAACTGAACGCACTCAACTAGCCACTAACGTGGGCTACGTGCTTAAGCTTGGCCCATTGGCCTACGCGGATGAAAGCAAATATCCGAATGGTCCGTGGTGCAAGGCAGGCGATTGGGTGGTGTTTGGTCGTTACGCTGGCGCTCGCATCCAAATAGAGGGCGGAGAGATCCGTCTGCTAAACGATGACGAGATCTTGGGGATTGTGTCCGACCCTGCAAGCATTTTACACAAGTGAGGATGTATCGATGATTGATTCAAACGAGAAGTTAGAGTTTACTATTGGGGACGATGAGCAACCAGCAACCGTCACCATTGATCAAGATGAAGGCGGTACGGCAACCGCAACGGTGCAGGCTGGGCCGGATGCCGAAGAGCTTGAGCAGTACTCCGACAAGGTAAAAAAGCGCATTGATAAGCTGACAGCGCGGCTTCGGGAAACCGAGCGCCGTGAGCAGTCGGCCTTGGAGTACGCAAAGAGCGTACAGTCGCGCAACGAAGAGTTGCAACAGCAGTACGCGCAGACTGCAGTAGAGCGGGTAGGCGAGGCCAAAGGGCGGGTTGAGACGCAGATTACCGCGCTCAAGAACGTGATCCGCCGCGCCCGGGAAGAGGGTGACATTGACACCGAGACCGAAGCCAACCAGCGCTTGACGGCTACCATCTGGGAGCAGCAGCAACTGGCAAGCCAAGAGCAGCAGGTGCGACGTATCCAGCAGGAACCTGCAAGACAGCAGGCTGCGCCGCAGCAACAGGCGCCGCAGCAACAGGCTCCGCGCCCGGACGCCCGCGCGGAGGATTGGGCTGAGAAGAACCCATGGTTTGGCTCCGACGTGGTGATGACGAACACTGTTCGTGGCATCCACGTAGAGTTGATCAAAAACGAAGGATTTGACCCAAGGTCAGATGAGTACTATGATGAGATAGATCGCAGAATGCAGGAACTCTTTCCAAAGAAGTTTTCTGGGTCTGCGCAACAAACAACCAGAGCCAGCCGGCCCGTGCAAACGGTTGCCTCTGCTACCCGATCATCGGGAGTTAACAATTCAGCGCGCCGGTCAATCAGGCTAAGTCCTAGTGAAGTTGCGATGGCAAAAAAACTAGGGGTACCGCTTGAAAAATACGCCCAATACGTGAAGAGGTAATAACCATGAGCGATAACGACTTTGTTGTACCAAAATTAAATCGCAGTACTCGCGGAACTGAAACCCGAGAAGTTACTGCGCGTCGCAAGCCTTGGGCACCACCATCACGACTCGATGCTCCTCCCGCCCCAGCAGGCTATAAGCACCGCTGGATTAGACGAGAAGCCGGTGGAGTGGATGACAGAATGAATATCTCCTCAAAAATGAGAGAAGGCTACGAGTTAGTGCGCGCCGACGAATACCCTGAATTTTCGGGGCAGGGCTTGGATGACGGACGACACGCGGGCGTGATCTCTGTAGGCGATGTGGTTCTGGCACGAATTCCCGAGGAAACAGCAGACGAGCGACGGGCGTTTTATAAGAGCCGTACACACGATCAAATCAAGGCTGCAGACAACGACCTGTTAAAGAGTAACGCGCACTCAACTATGCGTATCTCTTCGCCGGAGCGGCAGTCAAAAGTAAGCGTCGGCGGGTCTCGATCCTCCGAATAACCTATATTTAAAGGAACTTTCACTATGGCAAACGTAGACAAAGCATTTGGCCTGCGCCCGCTTGGTAACTTGTCCGCCACTGGAGCTCAGAAGCAGTTCGCTTATGAGATCAACGACAACCAGTCTGGCGCAATTTATCAAGGGGATTTGGTCACACTCTCTAGCGGTTATGTCGTAAAGTACGATTCCACGCTGCACACTGTAGCGTTGGGCGTATTCAACGGCTGTAACTACATTGATCCTACAAGCGGCAAGCCCACTTGGAAGAACTACTACCCGGGTTCGGTTAACATCACTACCGGCGTTATCAGCGCAGAAGTGGTAGACGATCCCAGTCAGTTGTTCCTGATTCAGGCGGATGAAGACGTTGTGCAGGCAGATATCGGCTTGAACGCTAACATCGCCTACACTGCAGGCAGCAGCACCACAGGTCTGTCTGGCACTGAGCTAGACTCATCTACCATCGCCAACACTTCAACGCTGGTGTTGAAGGTTGTGGGCTTCTATAACAGTCCCAGCAACGAACGTGCTACAAATCACGTTGATGTTGTGGTTAAAATTAACGCACACATGTATGGCAGCGCTGGCGTTGCTAATACTGCGCCATAATAGGAGCTAACTCATGGCTATTTCTCGTTCCCAATTAGTCGCCGAACTTGAGCCGGGTCTTAACGCTCTGTTCGGTATGGAGTACGACAACTACGAAAATGAGCACACGGAGATTTATTCAATTGAATCTTCTGACCGCGCATTTGAAGAAGAAGTTATGCTCTCCGGTTTTGGCGAAGCACCCGTGAAGTCTGAAGGCGCAGGTGTCGAGTACGACAACGCGCAAGAAGTCTACACCGCTCGCTACACCCATGAAACTATTGCTCTGGCGTTCAGCCTGACCGAAGAAGCCGTAGAAGACAACCTCTACGACCGTCTGTCTGTGCGTTACACCAAGGCACTGGCTCGCTCAATGGCGCAGACCAAGCAGATCAAAGCAGCTGCTATTCTGAACGGCGCATTCACCACCTCAATCGGTGGCGACGGCGTTGCGCTTTGCTCAACAGATCACCCCACGCTGAGTGGTCCAAATCTGCGTAACGAGCTGTCTGTATCTGCAGACCTCTCTGAAACCTCACTGGAGCAGGCGCTGATCGACATCGCTGCCTTCACTGATGAGCGCGGTCTGAAGATTGCGATTCAGGGTTTGAAGCTGATCATCCCGAAAGAGCTGCAGTTCACTGCTGACCGTATCATGAAGTCAACCTTGCGCGTAGGCACAGCGGATAACGACATTAACGCGATCCGCAACATGGGCATGGTTCCGCAGGGCTACACTGTTAACCACTTCCTCGTTGATCCAGATGCGTTCTTCATCAAGACCGATGCGCCTAACGGCATGAAGATGTTCAACCGTGCTGCGATCAAAACCGGCTTTGAAGGCGACTTCGATACGGGCAACGTTAGGTACAAAGCGCGGGAGAGATACTCGTTTGGATTTTCTGATCCTCGCGGAATATTCGGCTCACCCGGTACTCCGTAAGCAAAATCAACGACTTACGTCGTTACTAAGGGCCCTTCGGGGCCCTTTTTTATTGTAATGGTAAAATAGCGATACAAGGCTTGACAACACTCTTTAGCGGGATTACTATCTAAAATACCCAGTAAGGAGAAGCTAAAATGGCTGTTATCTACCGCATTACAAACATGATTAACAACAAGTACTACATAGGCAGTGCGGAGTCTTTTGCTCGCCGCGAGTGGCAGCACAGGAACGATTTAAAAAGGGGTGTACATAAGAACCCGCACCTTCAGGCATCTTGGAATAAGTACGGTGAGGATGCGTTCGTGTTTGAGGTATTGGAAGAAATATCTGTGGATAAGACTACTTTCGAGGTGGAAAATACTTATCTGCATGCACATGTCGGGTTACCAGAGTGTTACAACATTAACACCGATGCTATTGGGATGCGCACTGGAATTGCTATGTCAGAAGCCAGTAAACAGAAAATTAGCCTTAGCCGCACAGGTAAAACCGCTGGTGCCGGACACTACCGATACGGCCAGACGGTTAGCCCCGATGTCCGACAAAAGATAGGGAACACACAGCGAGGGGTGGCTAAACCGGAACGAACCGAAGAACACCGCCGAAGTCTTTCTATTGCCAATGCGGGCAACCAAAACTGGTTGGGCAAAACGCATACTGAAGAGACTAAAAACAAGCTTCGCAGGGCTGTTTTCGCAATGCTTCCCGATGGGCAGACACGTATTTTCGCAGGGTTATCCGTTATGCGGGACGAGCTGGGGGTTTCTATCGCTACCACCATCAGAGCCTGCGGGTCAGGAAAGCCGGTAAAATGTGGTGTGTTGGCAGGATGGGTGTTGTCTTATGCGGACGCGGCGCCTAACCAAGGTCCTAGCATATCTGAGGAGTACGCAAGCTACCCCCGTACCCGACAGGCTGCTAAAGCTGCGGGAAGCAAAGAGTATTTTACGGGGATGCCTTGTGTCCGAGGGCATATATCCCCCCGGAAAGTCAAAGGCAGTTGCACAGCATGCATGAGGGAGGATTGGAAAACAGAAAACGCAAGGCGGGCATTAAAGGGCGAGACCATTGACACCTCCCTCCAAAAAGCGTAAAAAGTACGTAACCCCGGAACATTTTACGCGCTGCAGACCGACCGGGCGGACGACATGCAGACTGAAGCGCAACACTCGCATGTGAGGATTTCTAAATGGCACGTACTACCTTCTCTGGACCAGTTGCGTCCGAAAATGGTTTTATTCTCGGCACTCCCAATGAACCCTATTTGACCTCAAATTCTTCAACTCAAGGGGAAGCTACTCGGGGAGCCACTTTTACCGTTAACCCAGTGGGAGCTTTCGGCAGTAGCACCGCAACTGCGCCCTCTAGTGCTCAGGGTTCTTCGGGTCAAGTTTTTGGCGCTAACCTTAGCACAACTGCAACGTATTACATTGGGGCAACGGGTCGTTATTTGATTACCGGCACCAACGCTTCTACCTTTGCAAAAACCGGGGTCATGGGAGTTGTAGGTAATACAACAACCACGGCTGATGCGGCAGTAATGGCGTGGATGGACGGGGACGGTGGAGTAACCACTGCCCGCGCTGGTTTTGGTATTGGCATGACTCAGTCAACGGGCGCTTCTGGCTTTGAGTATGGCATGGACCTTAGTCTGCAAGATGCTGTTGGCGGCGGCGGTTCCGTTCAGCCCTACAAAAAAGCAGAAATCCGCGTGTCTAACAATGTTGTTGTTATAACGGCAGCTGGTGTTCCTGTTAATGGCACAACCGGCGACAACTACGCGGGTACTGGTTCTCTGTATGTCGATGTAACTGCGGGCAAGCTGTACATCAATACGGGCGCCATTAGTAACCCGACGTGGGTAGTGGTTGGAACGCAGACTGCTTAATTTGAAGCTAAAGGAGACGCGCAATGAGCTTCAGCAATATTCAATCGGTCACCAAGACTGCAGATGCCTCTGCGGTCGTTGGGCGGTGCAGATTGGTGGGGGTTTACTTCACCAACACTGGCACGGCAGCTTCTTTTGCGCTTAAAGACGGCACGACTACCGCTGGCACAGCAAAGCTCACGATCTTCACGCCGGCAGCGGCGGGTGGTCAGGATGTGATCATTCCGGACATGGGTATCTTGTTTGAAACAGGCATATTCATTGACGTTGCAAGCGCAGAAGTGTTGAGTGTCACGCTGTTATTTGAAGGCGGAGCGGCTGCCTAATGGCTACCAAGGGCATGGGGATTAAAACCTCCGTGAAATCCGGCAACTTCCGCCCTACTAAAAAAGGGGCGGGAATGACGGAGAAGGGTGTTGCGGCGTACCGCAAGGCCAATCCGGGTAGCAAGCTTAAGACAGCGGTAACGGAAGACAAGCCCACCGGCAAGCGCGCGGAAAGACGAAAGTCCTACTGCGCGAGATCTGCGGGGCAGATGCGTGACTTCCCAGAGGCCGCAAAAGATCCGAACAGTCGGCTGAGACAGGCCAGAAAACGGTGGAAATGCTGATGGCAAAATCAACGGTAAACAAAGCTGGAAACTACACGAAGCCAACGCTTCGTAAGCGTCTGTTTGAAGAGATCAAGGCCGGCGGAAAGGGCGGCAGCCCGGGGCAGTGGTCCGCGCGCAAGGCACAGATGTTGGCTCAAAAATACAAAGCGTCAGGAGGAGGTTATCGTGATTAATCAATCAAGACCTATTACTAAAGAACTAATTGAATCGCTGCGTCTTCCTGATAGATGGCCGGACCTTTCAGAACTTTCAAATATGCCCGTGCATGAAATGCTTAATGGGCACACGGTAGTTTGCGCTAGTCAGGGCGAAGGCCCTTGCACCTGTGGCACTGAAGAAGAGCTTGAGGCGATAGCGCGTGAAGAGTCGGGTGAATACTCTAATGAATATATTTAAATGAAAGCGCCCCAAAAATCCTTGAAGGCGTGGGGCGATCAGAAGTGGCGAACCAAGTCTGGTAAGCCCTCGACGCAGGGTCCCAAGGCAACGGGTGAGCGGTACTTGCCTGAGAAGGCGATTGGTGCCTTAAGCAGTGCCGAGTACGCAGCAACATCGAGAAAAAAACGTGCAGATACAGCAAAGGGTGTGCAGTTTAGCAAGCAACCCAAGAAGGTAGCTGCAAAAGTAAAATCGTATCGAAATCGAGGTAAGTAACATGGCCGGACGTGGAATGGGTGCAGCAACAAGAGGCGGCGGAGCCGTTGAGCAGGGTCCAAAAAACAAGATGATCTCTGAGACCAGCAAGAAAACTGGCCCGGTCATGATGGCAAAGGGCGGTCTGGCTGACAAAAAAGGCCGTGCCATGAAGAAAAAAGGCAAAGACGCTATGGGCCGCGCGATGAAAATGCGCAAAGGCGGGATGGCGTGTGATTAATGGCTACCTCCGGAACAACAGACTTTAATCTACAGATCGACGACCTTATTGAAGAGGCGTTCGAGCGTTGCGGCATGCGGATGACGGCTGGTTATCAGCTATCGTCTGCGCGTCGCTCATTAAACCTGTTGTTTTTGGACTGGGCGAACCGTGGCCTGAACCTGTGGACCATTGAGGAATCAACGATTGCTCTGACGCAGGGCAGCCGGGTGTTGAACCTT